AGTTAAAGACTCTCAAGTGATTGCCCAATATTGATAAATCAACATTTAAGATAACCGTTTCAGCATTGTTCTTTTTAACCATCACCTCACGGTGTCCCCCTGTTGTTTTAATCCAATCAAATTCAGCGGTATTTAAACCAATTTCATCAACATAATATTGGGCATCGGCCTTTGAATTGGGATAGAGAATATAAGTTGAGATGTTGTCTTTCATTTCTTGATAGGTTTTATTCTCAAAAATGGTTTTAGCAGACTGCACTGCCATAATTAAGATGCCATTGGTCTTTCTTATTTCTGCGGCTGTTTCTTTGAGTTTGGGTGCAAAGTGTTCGCTTGATAGGTATTTGTTTAATTCATCAACACTAGGCACAGCATCTTCATCAGTTAAGCCTTGTTCATTCTCTAAATCATCAAAATTAATGTCTAACGCTTCAAAGTCAATGCTTAACAAATCAATATCAAAGCCCAACTCTTTCAAACCTTCAAACTCAAACTCAAACTGCAACTTTTCAATATCCCAATCCGCATTTAATGCCAAACTATTATCTGCTATGACATAAGCCTTTTTCTGAGTCTCAGACAAGCCTTTTAGTCGCACGCATGGGACTTTGCTTATATCAGCCTTATCACACGCCATAAGTCGCCCATGACCCGCTATTACGCCATTATTTTCATCTATTAAAATAGGGTTGGTAAAGCCAAATTCATTGATTGAGCGAACTATCTGCTCAAGTTGCTCAATGCTATGCGTTCTGCTATTATTTGCGTAATGAGTTAGCGTTTTAACCTTTAAATATTCAATTTTTAATTCATTCATGATTAAATATCAGATAACATCGGTATTTCGTTGCTATGCCATTCCGTGTAAACGCCCGTATTTGCCCCAATTCGCTCGGCAAAAACTTTGTAGCATTCGGACATCTGAGTAGTGCTTAATTTCGCTGTGCTTTGCGTGCTGTAGAGGTGTTTGGCAATTATTCTAAACAACTCTTTTAGATTTTCAAGTGTCCAAATGCCCTCAATTTCTTTTTTTCCAATTTTGATGCGGTAAGGTATTCCAGCCTCATTTAATTTTGTTGCATATTCTGACAATGTGCCATGAAGTGCATTGTTTTGTTTTGCTGTGCGTACGGCGTTCGTAACTCTCACTTTCAGCCCTTTTTTTGACGATGCAAGCATTCGCCTTAGATTGTCAGAAAGTATGTCTATATGGCTATTGTGAGTGATTAGAAAGCCGTTTTTTATATTGCTCATAACTTTACTCTAACTCTATCTTTATATTTGAACATAATTTTAACTTTTTGTTTGAGTGGCATAACTGAGACAAGACTAAATTCTTTAAATAGACCCAAAAATTCTTTATGATTCCCAATCCGTACGTAAAGCATTCCGTTTATATTGTCAAAATCGTATTCAAAAATATCCTTTTCAATATTTTCAAGATTTTTAGAGACAAGTTTTATAAAGCCACCAATTTGTCTGTCAATTTTCTCTGTCCATTCTATTTTTGTCATAATTTTTTTAAAATTACAATCATGCTATCGTGCATTCCACAATTATTACTCACTCGTTTGCCCTTTGTGTTTACACCAACAAATTTAACCCTACCCCTTAAAAATCTAAAGTTAAATCTAAACTCTAAATTTAATTTATCGTATAAGTCCTTTGGCGTTGCCCAGTGATCGCTGTGGTTTATATTGCGGTTCTTCATAATTTTAAAATCCCATTCCTAATCTTTAAGTCTATTCAAGCCTTCTTTAATACTTAAAGTTCTAATGCTCTCAAGAAGGCACGTTAAAGAATGAGTTAAAAATATTGGAATAGTCCAAATTGCGTACCAAACTTTTTTAAATTTTCTCATAATTTCAAAATCCCGTTTCTAATCATCAATTCTTGCGTTCTGATAACACCTTGCAGGTGGTCAAGTTTGAGTTCATTGGGGTATAAAACCCTAATCCTGCCGTCTACTGCATCGTGGCATTTAGAGCAACCATAAGCCCCGTGGATATTCTGCATTTTTTCGCCAATGCCTGCCCCGTTTAAGTGACACAAAACGACTGTTTCGGGGTTGTGATTGCAAAAAGGCGACCTGATTTGGCATTCTTGACCTTTGGCTGATTTGGTGTATTTGTCTTGTTTTTGGCGTTGGGGCATTTTGTTAATCATTCTTGAATCTGCCTTCTTGTATCTCGTTTTTTACTTCCAATAAAACTACTAAAACGACCGATATGAATATATAAATAATTGGCGATAAAACAAACCAAAATCTTGTATTTTGACTCCAATTTAGTAAATTAAAATCCATCAAAACAAACCCAAAGACAAACCACGACATAAGAATAATTATCAATACATTTATTATCATTTTCATTTTCATTTTTAACCATTTTTTATTTGTCATTTTAAAAAACTTGACACTTATCAAGGAGAGAGTAAGTGTCAAGCAAAATTTAACGCAAAATTACGCTAGTTATAGTGTACAACTAATGGCTCTCGACATCGGTTTCGAAACGCCGCACTCGCTTTTATGCACACTATAAAGGTGTGCATCTTAAACGCCATGACATTTTTTTTTCGGCAAATGCTCGTAATAGCATTAACCGTGCGTGCTGACCAAAAAACAGCCATTGCAAACATGGTAGCCAGCAAAACTAACATTTTCATTTTTAAAGTATTCATAAAAAAACTCCAAATTAGACTTAGAAACAGCAAGTCATTAACTGATAACCCTATTTTTAAATTTCTTTACTCCAAAATCTGATTTTTGCGTTTGCTCTTGCTATGAGCCGATTATACTTCTTATTTCTTTTTCATTAAAATTGTTTCTTCTTAAAACATCTTCAATCGACATTGAAGCAATAGATTTTATTTTTAGTTTAAGTTTTCCTCTTTCGTGAAGCATTTTTATAAACTTTATTTTATTTTCATCGCCGTTTATTGTGTAGATTTTCTCTGATATAAATTTGACTTTGTCAACATAAACAGGCTGTATTTCTTTTTTGTTTCTATTAAAAATAATTTTTAATTCTTTAATAAATATGATCGGCGATGGTGGGCGTGAATTTCCTGCATCAATAAAATTATTTTTGGTTTGTTGAATGTAAGACATTGCACCAAGTGGCAATCGTTCTAATTGACTAGCAAAATCTTGAATAATTTTGCTTTCATCGCTATTTTTGTTGACAAAATATCCGTAATTTCTCTCAGCCCATTCTGCGATTTCTGATGCATTTTCGACATAATCTATTTTTTCTAAAGGTGTGTACATTTTTATATCATATTTTTAAAGACTTCACAGAAAAATTAACATTCAAATTTTCACCACAACTGTCCAGACTTCTTAAAAAAACTCTTTTCTTATTGGCACTAAACTTATGAAAATTATAAAGCACGCCATCAGATTTTTTAAATAAAGGGCTGCTTTCTTTAAGATTATTAAGTTGTTCATTATTCATTTTATTATCTCCATAATTCCCCAGTTCTGCTTGGTCAGATGAATTTCTTTAATTCATGATAACGATTATATGCTAAATAAAGTCAAAGTCAAGTGTTATTTTCATTTATTAATATTTGCTTTGGCAAACCCACCCTTTTATTATTGTTCGTTTTGGCTCTCACAGAGTCGCCAAAGTCTCTAAATGAAGCGAAATCGTTTTTCCTGACTACTTGCTTGACTGGTTTAATGTACTCATGTTTAATGTAAGTTCTCATGCCAGCGTTTAAATCTTTGAATTGATTTTTTCTGTTTAACGCTTGGTCTTTGAATTGCTCAAGTAATTTTAAATATTCTTTTTTGTCATTTGACAAGTGAGGGTATTTTTTTTTAAAAATATTGACTGTTGTTTTGGTTGGTTTAAAGTTTTTAACTTTTTCTGCATAACTGATTTTTTTCTTTGTATATTTCTTTTCTTTATGTACTTTCTTTATGTACTTTCTTTCTGTATCTATGCCCATATCAGATTTTGATACCCCTAGGGTATCAGATTTTGATACCCCTAGGGTATCAGATTTTGATACCGTATCAGATTTTGATACCGTATCAGATTTTGATACCGTATCAATTTTTTGGATTTCGTACTCGCACCATTGCGATTTTCCGCCGTTTCCGTATTTTTTTATCCAGCCTAATTTTACAAGACTAGTAGTTATATTTGACACTCTGTAAACTGGATAGCCAGTTCTATCGCTTATCATCTGTCTGCTTATTCTTACGAGTTTAGTGTTTGCTTTACGCCACGAACATATTACCAACAAGACTTGAACTTGCATAGGTTTAAGCCTTCTATCAGACGTTATTTCGAATGGAACTTGAATAAATGGCGGATGTTTTTTATTCATTTCAAAATGATATAGCTATTGCACCTCCCCGTCGTGTTAGTATGATTAAATTTTATTATGTATTTTTTTTGAATCAAACTAGCAATTCTGGCGTAGATATTCCCAGGAGCTACAGACAACCCTTTTGCTATTTCTGTTATTGTTATATAAAACTCCTTATTTTTTTGAAAATTATCTGTCAGCCATAAAAATAATTGTTTTTCAGCCATCCTTAAATTTGAATCTGCGTGTATTTCGTTACGTTTCATTTTTTATCTCCTTTTTAATGATATGCTAATTATATGCTAATTATTTTTAAATTTAATGAAAATAACACTTGACTTTGACTTTATTTAGCATATAATCGTTATCATGAATTAAAGAAATTCATCTGACCAAGCAGAACTGGGGAATTATGGAGATAATAAATGAAAGCAACAACAATAAAAGAAGCTTTAGAGAGAGTTTTGGAAAACGGCGGAAAACTTGAAAAAGGCAACATAGAAAAAGTTTACATCAACCAAAAGAATTTTAAAATTATTTGGGGCAATTTCTTTTATTCCAATATTTCTGGCTTTAAACAAGATTTTAAAGAAACAATCAGCAAAATGAAGCTTTATATTAATGTTAATAATCAAACTTTGCATTGCAATAAAGCATCAATCAGAGACATCTTTAACAACGCAAACATAGATTGTACTTACTAAAACTTTACGCACCAACAGAGACTTAACGCTCTGTTGGGCTTGGCAACTTAGCCCTAAAAGTGAAGTTAAATTAAATTTAATAAGGAGTAAAAAAAATGACGCTAAACGAATATCAACATCAGACACTATCAGACCTGATGAATCTATTGCACCACATGAGGTGCAAGAATGAAAATTAGAGACAAAGTCAAAAAAATGACTATAAAGCAAATCAGGTCAAGAATAAGTCAATTAAAACAATCTAAAGCATTACTGCCACAGGCTGAAATAATCGTTTTAATGAGCGAATTAAATACAAGGGGTGAATATGTTTGATTATAAAAAACACGAGGGAATGATGACAAAACAAGCAACGATAACAATAATTGCGAGTTGCTTTGTTATGCTTTGTTTGGCTGGTTAATTATTTTGGAATTTAATAAGGAGAAATAAAAATGGAAAAAAACGAATTAAAAACAACAGAAAATAACCAAAATAATTTCTTATCACTCATTGAAAAAGTCGCATTAGATCCAAACGTTGACGTTGAAAAAATGACCAAAATTCTTGACATGCAAGAGCGAATTTTAAATAAACAAGCATCTATCGAATTTAATAAATCGATGGCTTTGGCGATGGTTCAGATACCAAGCGTTGCGAGAGAAACTCAAGGGCAATCAAACAAGTTTGCAGCATTTGAAAATATCAACAAGATTGTTAAGACTATCATCGCAAAACACGGGCTATTCATTACCTTTAGAACTGAGTTTCAAAGTGACGATTTCTTGCTTGTCACTGCTAAAATTACTCATCAATCGGGCTATAGTCAAGAGACTTCAATGAGGTTTCCGTTTGACAATTCAGGAAATAAGAATGACATACAAGCAGTTGGATCATCTATTAGTTATGGCAAGCGTTATACTATGAGTGCATTGTTAGGTATTGCAACTCATGATGAAGATGATGATGGCTTTTCAACAAGCAAAACCATTGGCGAAAAAGAGATAGAAAGGATTAACAACGGACTTGATAAGTCAGGCATTGGGCTTGATGTTCTTTGTAAATATATGGAAGTTGAAAGGCTATCAGATATTAAATTGGAAAAATATAACAATGCTTTAGTTTATTTAAAGACAATTATTGATAGCAAAGACAAATTTGCAAAGGAGCAAAAATAATGAAAATGAAAATGAAAATGAATATTTTAATTCTAATTATTCTTTCGTACGGCTGTTTTAGTTTTGTTTTAATGGAATTTAACCTGATAAATTGGAGCGAAAACGTGAGGTTTTTGTTTATTTTATCGCCAATTATTTATCTACTAATTGGCGGTGTCTTATTAGTGTTTTTAGAATTAAAAGAGAACAAGAAATAAACTATCTTAAAGCCAAACTTGAAGCAAAAAAAAAGGAACGATGATGAGAGAAATTAAATTTAGAGCGTGGGATTTAGATTTTAAAAAAATGTGGTTGCCACATGACACTTGTTATGAATATTTAAAACATAAAAATCAACAAGCAGCAATCACTGGATTCATGATGTCAGATTCATGTCACTTGATGCAATGCACAGGCATGAGAGACAAAAACGGTGTGCAAATATATGAAGATGATATTTTATCAAGAACATCTTATCACGCTCCAAGTATTGCAATTATCGCCACTGTGATTTGGCAAAACGGTGGTTTTATTTTAAAACACAAGGTAAATATATGATAAATAAAGACTTAATACTAGACATTGAACAAGGTAGCAATGAATGGCTAAAAGCAAGATTGGGCGTTATTACAGCCTCTGAGTTTGGCAAAATCATCACACCAAGCGGAACAAAATCAGCCAGTGCAAACGAATACATGGGCAAGTTAATTGCTGAACATCTGACGGGCGAACAGCAAGATAATTATTGCAGTGATGACATGGCAATGGGTAATGAGTTAGAGCCAAAGGCTAGGTCTTTTTTTGAGGTGATAGAAAGCGTTAAGGTTGATAAGGTTGGCATGGTGTATAAAGATAGCGACAAGGCTATTGCTTGTAGCCCTGATGGATTAATTCGTCATGACAAGATTATTTTTCTTGGAGAAAATCAAAATGAACAATGGCATATAAATCAAAGTAAATACTTGTTCATGAATAAAAATAAAGCGATATGGGAATATCACCATGGTTTAGAGATTAAATGCCCAAAACTGGCTAATCACATCAGTTATGTTATTAGCGACCAAATGCCAAAAAAATACATTCCCCAGGTTCAAGGCTCAATGTGGGTGACTGGAGCAGATAGCTGGTGGTTTATGTCTTACCACCCAGATTATAAGCCACTGATTATTTTCGTTGAACGTGATGATGCGTATATTGAAAAAATGGAAGAGATAATTTTGTCTTTTTCGGAACTTTTACAAATACACAAAGGGGCTAACAATGAGTGATATGGGCGATATGTTCAAGGATTTAAATGTAGAAAAAAAGCGTAAAAAGCGTAAAAATCTTGAATGGTCAACTAATAAATTAAGAGACCTTGGTGTTGATTTTGTGCAAAGAAACAATGGGGTTCATTTAATTATTTTTGGCATGATTAATACTTATGATTTTTATCCAAGCACTGGTAAGTACAAAGCAAGAAATTGTGAAAAATGGGAAAGGGGTTTAAAAAATTTAATTAAAGATATGGGAGTTAAAAAATGAGTAATAAGAAGGGTGAAAAGTTTGCAGTTGGCGACAAAGTTAAAACTAATCAACACTACGCTAATATGTTTCTTGGTGAGTTTATTGATAATCTAACTGTTAATAAAATTGAATATATGCCACGGAACAAATACGGGGTGGGCGGTGGATATTCTTGTAATTGTGGTAAGTTTGTTATACACGAAGATTTTTTACAAATTCACAAGGAGAGAAAATAATGAGAAAATTAAGACCACATAGTCAATCTTTTTTACAAGCATGTAAAAAAAGAAAAATAGAAGTCAAAATAGAAGTCAAACATCAGGGTGATATTATCATTACAAGTGTTAATGATAATGATGTGCCACATCATTATCACAGCGAAAATGATGAATGTGTTTATCACACTGTTTGCAAAAAAATACTAAGTGAAATTTTAAATACCAGTTTTGCTTGTATAAATGAAACAGAAATACGTAGATATTTATCATCAAAAGATTGGTTTGAGGGAATGGAAATTATTTACAACAAGATTTCAACTTTAAAAGAAAGTGAATTTAAAGAATGGCACTGCCAACAAAAAAAGAATTTGGCTGACATTAAGGCACTTAATATTCAAGAATAGGACTAACAATGAGAGAAGTAGCAATTATAAAACTGGACGATTTAAAGGAACTAAACGATTTCATTGATGCAACCAATGATAAAGCAATGACAATTGAGGGGCTTGTTGTTGCCAGTGATGGCGACATCAAGTCAATATCTGCCGATATTAAAGAATTGAAGCAAAGAGAGGACATTTTAAAAATCGCTGAGAGTAAATTAATCAAACTGGCAGGCATTGATAGAGCTGGTTTTGCGATTGAAAATAGCCGAAAGCAAAGGCTATTAGCAAATAAGAATGTCCAAAATGCGAAGCAAAAAATCAAAGACAATGCGATTAATTATTTTGTCAAAAACGCCACTGAATTAATTGGCAAATCACAGGCTCAGGTGGCTTATAAATCAAGTTTTGATTTAAATCAAATGGCATTAGATACAATCGCTGGGAAGTCCAAAGATTTAATGTCTTTAATGAAAACAGAATTATCCAACTTAGGGTTAAGGTTAGACAATAACGCGCGGGAAACAAGCGAAAAACTGGCTATCATCAATAAATACGATGGTGATATGGTGAGAGATGGCGACTCTTTGTTGCAAATGTCAGTTGATTTATTAAGCCAAACTTTAATTAACAGAAAGCATGAGAATGACCGAAAAATAAAGGTTGAGGCTGAAAGATTGGCTCAGGTTGAGGCTGAAAGATTGGCTCAGGTTGAGGCTGAAACACCCCTTGACCTTATGTCAGAAAAAGGTGATTGGTATTGCCCTAAATGCAAAAATAATCTTGATGCACTTGATGCACTTAATGTGACTAATAGTGAGAATTGCGATACTTGCGGTTCGGCTGTTTTATGGGTTGAAACAACCCATATTGCTGTTCCTATTGAATTGTTAGAAGCAGTGGCTCATATAGGGGTTGATACTGGCTATGGAATTTACAAGCTTGAGAAAGAGTGGATTGACAAAGCACGTGAGATTTTTAGCGCAAGAAAATTATAAGTGTGCAGATACATTTTCACAAGAAACTTGAGTTTAAATACAGAATTAAAGAAGTAAATAAATCGTTTTCCCGATTTCCCAACGTCGGGAAAATGGTTACCTCGTAAGATTTTCCAAATCCTCTACCCTTTCCATCAACTCTTTATTTTTAGTGCTTAATTCCTGCACAGCTTTAACCAATGGCATGACAAACATCTCATAACTAATGCCCTGTAATTTGTCTTTTCCTTTTTCATCAACGTGCCAGCCTGAAAAGTTTTTAATATTATGATTGTCTAATACTTCCTTGACTTCTTGAGCGATGAAGCCGTACATTTTTTTGTCATGCGATGGTTTGTCATTATCCTTGTCATATTCGCTCATATCAGCGTCTAATTCAGACGGTGATTTAAACTTGTAAGTAACTGTCCTTAAATCATTAATAAAGCCTAGACCGCAATCCTCGTTAGTTTCAATGTCTTTTTTAATTCGTTCGTCTGAGGCTCGAGTCCATGTTGCATTAGCAGTGAATTGGTTGTAAACTCTATCTGAAGCATCACCTTTGCCCATAGTACAGTAGTTTGAGTCTATCGCACTAACGTTATCACCAATTGCTATACAATAATCTATTAAAGTTGTAATATTGTGACCTGCATGAGCACCTATAACCGTATTAGCCATTCCTGTCGTGTTATATTGTAAAGCATAAGCACCTAATGCTGTGTTATGAACTCCTGTTGTGTTATTTGCTAAAGCATTTTTACCCATTGCTATATTGTTACTACCTACAGTGTTGCTTGCTAAAGCAGAACTGCCCACTGCTGTATCATCAACACCTATTGTGTTAGCATTTAAAGCATTCTTACCTATTGCTATATTGCTGGACGCTGTCGTGTTATTTTGCAACGCACCATCGCCTAATGCTGTGTTATTATCTCCTGTTATGTTATTTTCCAAAGCACCATCACCTAATGCTGTGTTGCTATCTCCTGTTGTGTTATTTGCTAAAGCACCAGTACCTACTGCTATGTTTTTAATGCCTATTGTGATATTTCCTAAAGCACCAAAACCTAATGCTATGTTATTAAGAGCATCTGCAATGGCATTGGTTAAATCATTTATTGACGTTGATACGCTAGCCCCAGTTGTTAAATCTAAAATATCCACCCACCCAGTATTTGATGAATTTCTTTGTTTTAATAAGCCAGCGGTAGTATCTGCCCACCACATATAAGCAAATGTGGTTGTAGGCTCGGTTGGGTTAGAATTATTGCTAACTATGGCAAATAGTACGTTGTTCAAATCTGCTCTGAAGTTAATTCCTGTTTGATTGTCAATTAAATAATCGTGTATTGGCATAATATTATCTCTCAACTACTAAGGATTGCTTAGTAGTTGGTTTAATTGTGGTATGTGCAAATTATGCACATACCAGTTGTAGTTATTCGGAAATCCCGAATAACTTAGTTGCGATGTTAAATTTCAACGTCGTTGAAATTATCTAAACGCAACGCTAAAACAGTCAGATAACTTTTCATAACGCCAAGTTGGATTATTAATAAGTGTCTCTGAGGTTGGTTCATGTCGTCAGGATAGCCCGAAGGTGCATCGAGAAATTTGCCCAACTTTTGAATCTTATCTTCTAAAAGGGTGTGTTCGTCTAACACCCTGCCTATAACTTCTTGTAATTTGTTGTCACTCATTTTTTTACTCCTTTTATAATTAATATCCCGTTGAATTATAGTTAAAAATCCTGCTAATGGCAACATCTGATGAATTGTAAAAGTTTATGTCAAATCCTAAAATACTTTCATTTGAAATTGTGAAATAATCACCCGTCATCATATCAACTGGGGTAATTGTGGCAACTGGAACAGCATTAAATGTAGTTGTGTAAATTATAGTCTTAGTCGTTGTGCCTGATGTTATTTGTCTGATCGTTTCTACTTTGTCAGGCAATTCTAATGAAATAGATAATTCTGATATTTTTATTTGATGATTAAGATTTGGCGTAGAGGCTTCTAATTTAAATTTAGCGGCTCTTGTGGTGTAGTCCGCAATTGTAAAGGGCATCCAGGGACTCCAAGTTGGGCTACCTGATGGGTCATCATCAGTAGTTGATATAAATGTCTCAACGATAACATTTGCAGGCGGATTGTCTATAGTATCCCAAGTGTCTACCTCGTCTCTATCATCAATAAAATCAGCCAAATTAGTTGCATTTAAAGACATATTAACAATTAATCTTACAGTTGCAATAATCATCCCATCTATGTAATTATCAAATTCATAAGACCCAAATTGATATAAATCGCCATCATTTACATCAAATTGCAATTTATCATCAACCACTACCATATTTGTTTTCACGCCTGAAAAACTTGGCTGTTGATTGAAAGTCACAATTGGATTCATGTTAATAATGTTGGTAATCTTTTTAACAATAGTTGAAGTTGCATTGACGGATTGATCGCCTTCAATATTGACAAATTTTGCTAAATAAGTGCCGATTAATAACGGCAAAGCAACACTAGTATTTTGCCCAGAAGCGGCGGTTTGCAATTTAACAGAATTTTCCCAAGTCGCCCCACTCAATAAATTAGAATATCGAAATTGGACGCTACCATTTGTTCTTACGTCAACATCAGAGGCTAAATCCCACGTTAGCAAGGCAGTACCGTTTAATGTTATTACTGCCAAATTAGTTATATCAGGCGGTTGTAATGCTCTTTCAGGAAATACAATCATGCTATGTCAACCATTCTGATTTTGTTCCGATACTATTAACTGCTCTTACACTAAATTCGGCTGAATCTCTATCCAGCCATAACCATTCGTAATAAGTGAGTGCGCTTATCGCTGTTTCAGTCCAGTCATTGGAAATTCGAGGAACTCTAAAACGTACAATATAACCCACAACATAAGGATCTAGTGATGAATCCCACCTGGCGTACATTCTCGAATTACCACGGTTAACTCTTAAATTAGTGGGTGGCAAGCAAGTAGATAAATCGCCAATCTCAATCAACGCTGAAGGTTCTATAACCTCAATAGCCTCTAAATCATAAACGTCATCTGCGTATTCATTTGCTAAAATTCGTACTTCATCGTTATTTTGTAACGTCACTCGCATAATTCTAAACTTCTTGCCTAAATTTGAATTGTGAGTATCCCAACCTGGCGTTTTGTGATTGATATAAACAACATCGCCAACCTCAACACGTAACGCCTCAATGGTTGACGTAAACTCACAAGTAATTGAGTATCTTGATTGATTAAGATTTAAAAATGCAATCGCTTTCGCCCTTATAATATCGCTGGTGAACGGTAAATCTATCATTCGCTCCAACAAACCATTATCTAAAACTCGAAGATCTGAATTATCCACTACAGCAATATCGGCTTGATAATCTTTACTTTTGTTAAAGAAATTAGCCCGTATTCGGTTAAATTTGCTGTTTTTATCGCCTAGTTTTATTTTCCAGCCACCAATGATATTTTCCTCAGAAAATGTAAAAACAGCCACCTCAGGCTTATCTATAATGATTTTATAAACCCCTCCTGAAAATATCAGCACGCCCCTGCATGAGGATAATAACTCCCTGATGATGTTTAAAGAATTGTTTTGTGTTTCAACCAAACCGTTGCAAGTATAACGTTTGATTAGATTAACACCATCATAAGCCACCTGTTCATCGCAGTAATTGGCAGCTAAAGTGAATGAGGGGTCATCAATTAGCGAAGGATCAATACCTCTACCATATCTAGCGTTTGTCAAATAATCTCGTATACATAAAATGGGGTTTTCTGTCCATTGAAAAATGCTTGCCCTAGGGTCGAAGGTTTTAATACCTTTGACAAGCGCGTTGATAACGGGCCGACCAGAAGGAAACACATCAGGATTAAAGGTTAAAGCAAAGGTTAAATAAGCAGTACCAGCCAGTCTATGTTCTGATGTATAATAATTGAAGTGTCCGGTTAAAAAATCATTAGCTTCTTGTGATTCACTTCCAAAAAAGGGATCGATTTGAAATGGTGCAAATTTTGAATCTGCCAATTCGTCAAAAAAATAAAACGCTAGGTAACCCTCTATTTCACCTTCAGAAACAACCAAATTCAGAAACAACTGATTAACCTTAGTGTCCATAAATACTATTGTGCCACCCACCCTCCTAGTGCCGTAAATGACGGGTATTGGTGCATTGTTGGCTTTTTTATTTATTAGAGAGTTTTGGGCTTTTGAATTAAAATTGCCAGTGCTGGGTTTGCTGATTAAGGCACTACCCACAACGGCTGATACAACTGCACCAATCATGGCAGCAGTTACAGCACCTATCGTTATGCCTGCCACTACCGCACCTGTCACAGCTGCAGTAGTGGCAGCACCTGCAATCATAGTTACAACTACTGCCATCTAAGCACCTCGCAAGCGTTTGGGACTTTATTAATTGGTATTATTTCTACTCCGTTAAAATTAGTGACAATAGCAACTTTTGAGCCTGTAAATACTGCTGCTGAATGCCATTTTTTCTCATGGGCTAATTTTTGCTCCATAATGATAACATCGCCCGTTTGAATGAATGAAAACTCAACGGGTCTATAACCTAATTTCTTTATTTGCTTTGACAAACTGCCGTACTTCTTAGCATATTTCCAAGCGGTTTTTTTGTCATGCCATAAACCCGTGTATTCTTCTCTTAAATTTGTGTTGTGCATCGCATCAATAGCACCCGCAATAAATAAGGGGCAGTCATTCTTACCAAATTCAAAGGGTATCCCCATTTGGCTCTCAATATATTTTATCAATTTTAATTCTTTATTCACTCTTCACCCCAAACTAAATTAGATGTATTTTGGTCTGCAAATTCAAAGCCTTTATCGCCCGGGAATAATACTTGTTGCTCCTCATTGTTTGCGTGCCTTCCTGTTTTTCTGTCGAAATCCACCCATGAATTGGTTACAGATACAGATACAATTGATTTTCCGCCGTCTGGGTCTTCGCTAATTGAGGAGCTGTCTATCTGACCTTCGAAAATAAGCACTGGATCGATAACCAATTCATGGCTATCAACATTTAAAAACGCTGTGAAAACCTTGACAACTCGGTTAATGTAGTTGTTGTTTAAAACTAAATTTATAATTGTTTTATCAATGCCGCTTAGTGTGAGTGTCATGGTAGCAACTATAACTTGAGAGGCTTCTTCAATATCGCTAAACCCCATAAAGTGACCCACGCCTAAATAATCATTGTTTTTAAAATTAATAGTCTTATAACTGTCATTCATGTAAAGAATTTCGCTATCTAAATGCACTGATACCAAATGCACTGGCATATTTTCAGGTTTAATGACCTCATTTTGAAACGCTAGGGTTGAGCCTCTGTCCATTAAACTATTTCAAACTATTTCAACCAATTTAATGTTAAAACTAACATGTTGATTAACCGCAACACTCATGTTAGTTGTGTCACCTGTAAATGCCATTTTGAATGGAATATTATTGTAAATAATAGCCTCTGAATTTGATACGTCGGCTATTAAGGCGGGCTCAATGTTTAGTGTTGTAGAGCTATCGGCTGTTAGCATATAAACCTTGTCATGTCCGTCAAATTTAATAAAATCACCCGCTTTAAGCGTGCCAGTTAAGCCCGTTATTGGGATAATGCTATTGCCAGCTTTCAATGAGCTTATAGTTAATTCATACTTCTTAACATAACTTATTCTATCAGTGCCGGAGGCTGAACCACTTGTATATTCAAAATAGTTGTCAATAGTTGAAATGGGATATTCATCAAAAGAAGGATTATCTATTAAAACACCATTAACATAAAGATAAGCTATATTGTCAAGTCCGTTGAGTATTCGTAATTCAGTATCGAAGAAATCAATATTACTAATAAGAGGTACGGTGTTTATAACTGTATTGTCTTGCTCGTCTACCACAGATACAGTATCAACGCCGTTAAATGTAACACTCCCATGTGTAATGTTAGTACCATCTTGGGCAAAATGAATTAAAAATCTACGTTTACTTCCTGTTGTAAATGCTTGTGTGCCATCAGCATTGAGAATTGATAATGCTTGAGTTGTTCCTAAAATTTGAAACCCCCCATTCCCTCCTTCTGCATCATCTATTGCAAATCTACCACTTAATACGCTATGGTATAAGTGTACATTTTGAATATCTTGGAAAAATAGGGGTTTTAATAAATACTCAATAGCCGTGGGGGTATCGTCTGGAATGATAAAAGCATCTACCCCTTTGTATGTAGAAAGTTGAACATCTGGACTACTTCTAGTCCAACCTAATGTTTCAAAATAAGCAAAATCACCTTCATCAGCATCTATGCCATCTATTTTAGAATAACCAAGGGCTAATGCACCTGTTGCTGTGCCACTTGTTGAGCCGTAAATCTCTGGAATGTAATCGAAGGTTTTAAACTGCCCTTGCTGGGCGATGGAAAAAGCCCAAATTGGGGCAAATTCCTCTCGTGATAGTGGTGGGTATTTAATATCCATTAACCATCTTTGCCCACCTCTACGCCTGACCTGTCGCTTTAGCGAGTGAGTGAGTGACACCAATGTGGGCGAAATGCTAGTGATTGAGATGTTAGCTGGTTTTGGATTTATTGGGAACATTTAAATAGAGACAGATTGACCGTTGCGATTAAACGCTTGTCTAATGATACCGACAACCATGGGTGCGTTTTCCGCTATCACCATGGCGGCGGTTCTAGGATCTAATGCATTGACTTGTGGCGAATAATTGACGGATATATTAGTAACATTTCCGCCTGTTTGTCCGCCTTTGGCATGATCTATGACGGTCTCGTTTGGGTGTAATGTTGCTAAAAATCCGCCTTGACCATCAGTGCCGCCACTACGTGAGCCTGTGCCTGTAAATCCACCGCCTGCGAATGTAGCGTGAGGCATACCAGCACTGCCAGCACCTGCAGAAGGTGCGCCAAACATCGAGCTAATAGCCGAGCTTAAAAAATTACTGCCAGCCTCAGCAAGTGGTTTGGCAACTGACATTCGGAACATTTCCAAAGCAATCCCTTTAAAAACTCCAGTCGCAAGGTCTTTGAATGATTTTAAACCATCGCCCATATTTTGCAACGAGTCCATGATTTGCCCTTCCATATCCTGAGCCATTTTTCCTATTTTTTTGTCAAATGCAATTTGCTCAATAACATCTGCATAATTCTGAATTTCTAACTTCATGGAGTTTATGCCTTCGGTGTATTGCTCAAGCGTTATTTTTGAATTTTTGAGCTGAGTACCCAGTATTTTTTCCGCTGTAATTTGAGCCTCGGTTATTTTTTCTAATTCTGTTCTTTTTTTAGTTAATTTCTCGGTGATGTTAAATACTTTTGACGTGATTTTAGCCACATCTGCCCATTGTCTTGCTTCTAGTTTAAATGCTTCTTTAACTTCTTTAACTCTAGCACGTTCTGATTGTGCAAACTCAGCATTCATTTTCATAGATTTTTCAAAGTTGCTCATAGAGAATACAACATCTGTATGAACCTTAAGCTCGCCAAAAGTTTTTATTGATTTAAGTTTTTGTAACTCTTTCTCAGCCTCAATTTTCTGAATCGCAATCTTAACTGCTTCCGCTTCCGCTTGGTTATTGCTATGAATTAGAGTTGCTGTTTTAATTAGTAGCGAAACACTTCTTTCTAACCCTTGAACAAGAACACCCACTGCACTACCTAATGTTTTCATTAATTTTATTGTTTCTGGGTCTTTTAGAGTTTCAGTCATCGATTGAACTGCGTTTTTAGCATCGTCCAAAGCACCTGCCTGGCCAAAAGTTAGCAACAATTTATCCCATGCATCGCCCATCATGGAAGTTTTACCTGTAAATGTATTTTTTAACTCATCAATCGCACCTTTATTTGCTTCTGTCCATTTGCTAATTATTCTGGAGGTTTCTTCGGTGGAGTATGAAACACCTGCTCTAAAACCCATCATTGCAGCAACGCCTTTTTCTCTAAACATATCCGCAGCACCAATACCGGCTGACATTGCTTTTTGTAAATTAAGAGACGCATCAACAAAAGATAAACCAAATTGTGCGGATATTTCACCAGCAGTTAACAGTATTCCTCCAAGTTTGTCTACATCATTACCAACTGCCACTAATAAAGAAGCTGATGATTTTTGAATATCTTGAAGTGCGAAGGGAGTCTCGCTTGCAAACTTAGTCATCTCAGCAAATGCTTTAGAAGCACTTTTTGTAGAGCCAGTTAAAAACTTTAATTGAATGCCTAAATCCTCGATAGAGGCTGTGTATTTAATCGAAGCTTTTAAGACTTTTGCAACACCAAGGACGGCTAGTGCACCACCAAGTAAGCCTATTGCTTTTTTCACTTTATTGGCAGCGACACCGATGCTATTAATTTCTTTTTTGGCTTTTTGAGAACCTATTTGAATGACTCTAACGCCTAATGTTGTAATTTCTGTAGACATTGTTTTTCCTCTGAAATTATTGTTAAATTATTTCAATACTTGCCACACTACACTATCTGTCATCTCTAAAACAAAACTTTTCTCTAAGTTTTTATTTACAGACGCTAAAAAAGCTCTTGATACAACAAATGCAGATACAGTAGCAAACTTTGCACCTTTAACATAACCTGTTGGATAAAATTCTAGTTTTACTATATTATCATTTTCTAATTGTTCATACCCATAATCCCATAAAGTAGTAATAAAACATTCTTTTTCTGAAAATCTACAGCTTGTAAGTTCTCTAATGTCATTATCATTAACAGTTAAACGAATTTGATTACTTTCTACAATGCTCATTATTACCTCATTGTTAAATTATGTACTATTTGAATGACTCTAACGCCTAATGTTGTTATCTCTTTCTTCTGAAATTTTAAAAAAAGCAATCCAACCAAAAAACTCGTTTTCAGTCATTTTGCCTATTTCACCAAGCGTTTTATTTAAGCGACTAGCCAGAGCGTACATATTAAAAAGCTCGGTGTCGCTTTTTACTTTTCCTCAGCCTCTTTAACCGAAATTGAAGCAATAATCTCGACAGCAACTCGCTCAATTATTCCAGAGTGTGCGTGTCCCATTAAAGTGGGCTTATCAGAAATGTCAAAGACTTTTTTGCCATCTTTATCCAACGCCTTCATAATTAAAGTTCGCGCCATAAACTCTGCATCGTTTCCATTTGAAAACTTTAATAATGTACGTTTTTCGGTTAATGTAAATGGGTTTGCATAAATCACCGAATCCCACTCTGGGATTTTAATTTTTTTAGTGCCTAATTCGTCAAAATGGGCGACTGCTTTATCTAAAATACTCATGCTGTACCCCAAACAATTGTACCATTGGCTTCATAATCAAATGTTTTTTCAACCAAACCATCATAATTACCAGATATGCCTGCTGTTGTGATTATTGCCTGAAAAGTGACATAGATATTGCCTGCTGTATCGCCCTTGGGGTAAAGTTTTAATTCAACTTCAGCCCCGTTGGTCATTGCACCTTGACCCACTGTATCAGTGTCGTCCCACAAACACGTCATACTTCCCGTACCATCTGTCATACCTGCTTTTTTAACTTTAGCACACGAGCCAAGTGCAGATGCATCTAAAATTTCAGTGGTTTCGGTTAAACTCCAATCTCGCACTTCGGCGACAGTGTTAGTACCAACCTTTACTACGCCCTCACATCCTTTATAACTAGCCATTTTTTAACCTCTCTTATTATTTGATAATTATTTTACCCTTTAAATTGCACCAACTATTTCATTTATGGTAATCGCCAATCTTTCAAATGTTAGAGTACCACCATTTTCGGCTGTAGCATACACTTCAATGTAATCACCATTACTCATACTAGCAGTACCAGCAAAAGATACACTACCCTTCTCTCCAGCTGACATGAATCTGGTTATACTAACACCATCTTCAAAAACCCCATTTATATACATTTCCAAAGTTACAACATGATTGGGAACACTAGATTGTAGTGTTGTGCAAGCATGTATAATAAACCATCTATTTACCGCTGTTGGGTCATCTAAGAAGTATCTATGGTTTGGTATGTCAAGCGTAAAGTCTTGTATTGTCCTGGGTGTTGTTGTAATAAAGAGTTTTTCTGCAACACCATCAGTCAATGTAGGGGTAGTGAATGATGTAGCAACTGGTAAATAAGAGTTCCATCTTGATGGGTTTCTAGGTACATAACCACCCCCACCTTGAATGATTGCTCTAAATTCTTTAATTAGCAAAGTGCTACTGCTGGGCAAGAAATTACCAAAAACATCGCCGACATATATTGTGTGCTTAATGTTATTGTATTTACCAAGTATGCCTATCTCTATTTTGTGAGTGCCAGCCCCTAAAACATCGGTCACTATGTCATATGTCAATTGATTCATATAATTGGTGCTGCCAATGGTAGCATGATGAAGCACAAATGCACAATCAACATGACACAAATTGCTTCTTGTTGTCCCCATTCCTATAGGAACACCATCAACATATACAGCAATGCCAACGACATAATTAAAGGTGCAAGAAATTACCCCACTTATTTCTAATCTTGTAGGCGTTGCGATATTAACATCGCCTGACATGATAATTTCAGGGTCATCAACATTAATTAATAATTTAGTATCTTTTAAAACAAAATAAAAAGGCTCAAAAGTTGGAATAATTATTTTTTCAGCGTCTCGGTAATAAGGTGTGGTAACGTTGGTCTGCAACCAAGCGTCGTCATCAGCAATAATATTGATACTGGAAACATTGGTCACTATGTCGTCAAAACGTTGGTCGCTAAAAATATCTGAGACTATATCAGCATATTGCCTGCTTGTTTTTGTGGCTTTATTAATAGGTGTAAAAATCTGGACGTTAATAATGCCTGTATGCCTTATTGAACTCTCTAATGAACGATAGCCACTGTCGCCGTTTTGGATATTTAATCGTACCCAATCAGCGTTAGATGGGGGGTTGAAGGGGACATTATCATAGGCGATAGGCGTTGCAGTCCACTCGGTGTTAAACCTGTTTTCGATTGATTTTCTTTCGTCAGCAAAACTCATTTTTTAAGCCTTATTCCTTTTTTTGAAACCATTTCCGCTCTGATATTTCTTTTTTGCTTTCATCACTACATCAACCAGATGTCCCGTCAAATATGCGTCTATTTCATCGCCTTTTTTAGTGTATTTATAGCCAATCCAATTTAAAATAAAGTTTGATGCATGCACGCATTCGTGAGTTATCGTTTTCATTTTTGGGTTATCTTTAAAAAATATAATAATTTCACTGTTAGTTTCTAAATAATCACATAAAAAAGCCTCTGCACCACTATGATCAAATAATTTATTATATTTCTTGATGTTTTTATTGCCAAAAATTAAAGTGATTTTAGTATTATAAATTTCTAATTGATAAATAAAACCCTTTAATTTTATTTGCTTTTTTTTATCCTCATTTTTAAAGTGTGAGTGGCTGATGTCTATTTTAATCATTTGTTTTTAAATGTATTCATGCCATTAACGCCAAAACTCGCACCAACAATAGCGGTAAATGCTGTTGTAATCGGTAAAAATAATTCTTTAAGTGAGTCAATGGCTAAAGATACTGACATAACTTCCTTACCGTCCACAACCGTCATTGGACTAAGTCCAAAAGATTGCACCAGCACCAGCACCAGCACCAGCATAATGTAAATAACATACAGATTTGACACTGTGCTTGATATTTGTCGTCTCATAAGTCCGTTAGGGTCTAGGGTCTTAATCATTAAGGCACTAGCATTGGCTTTTTCCTCAGGCGTGTCGATCCATTCTTTAGCTATACTTTCAATAGAACCCACAATGCCACTATTTAACCAATTAAACATCGTATTACTCCTATATATTTTTAATTATTAAGTCAATGATTTTATCTATCTTTTTATCAATTCTATCAAAACGCCTATCCATTTCAATAGTTTTAGCTGCTATTTTTTGTGTATTAATTTCTGTTTTATTATTTACATTTAAAGCGTAGGCTGCAATACTAAATACAAATATACATACTGTAATTAAGTGTCCAATCGATACGCTCTTGTTGATGTGCCAATTTTCCATTACAAACTCTTTAATTCATTAATTGTTGATGCAACCATGCCTTTCGGGGCTTGTTTACTGCTGCCATTTTCAAGTTTTGAAATATAATCTAATGAGTTTGTTATGTAAATGTCTTTTTTTCCTGTAATATTTTCCAAATTATTGATATTTATTGCTGAGTCTCTTTTGCAATTTCCAGTAGAAAAAACAATGGATTTGTCCATTTTTCCTTCAGATAGATTCCAGTTATTTTTTGCACAACCCTTATCCACAGGTGTTTTTTTAACAACACTTGACAACACTTTGGCGGATATACCTTGCACCGCTTTTGCAATGTCTTTTTCCATTGTGGAAATGAGTTTTTGAGTGTTCATTTAGCCAATCCTTGCAACAAGTAATTCGGTAGAAGCCCCTGCGGGGTCTAATCTTATTCCGTCGCCGTTTATTATTTTATAAATTTCTAACCCACGCATAATAGTATCCCCAGTATTTGGGGTAATGGGTAAGTCAAGAGTTGCAAATAAGACCGATAAATTAGGCGTAATACCATCTACCACTTCGGACGGAAAACGACCCGTTTGGACTCTTTTTATTGGCGAAATGACAGCATTTAACGGATAAACGGTCGTATTTTCGCTCATTTCACCAGTGTTTGGGTCATAAGTCCCCGATGTTTTGGCATTATAAGTGATAGATTCTGCAATATCACCAACTGTGACTATGGCACTTTGAACCAACCTTGCAATAGAATCACGCATTTAATTTCTTTCTAACGTGGCAAACCCAAACTTATTTTTAACCCAAATATCACCCCACCCTCTCAACATTTCTTGAACAATATTTGGCAAAACATCTGCAGTGTCTGATTTATCAAATGTTAATTTGACAGAGCCGACTTCTAATTTTTCCAAACCTTTGCCATCGGCATTTTCTGTTGAATTATCAGCAATTAAATTTTTAGCGAACTCAGCCGTAGCATTCTTAACGGGCTGAGGGACAATGGTTGCGTCTACATTATAACCATCGTCTATAACGCCGCTTCTACCCCAAGCAAGCGCTTGCTCTTTTGTGTTTTTGTCGCCCACCCAATCTATTTTTTCATCAAGAATACGAGTGGACATAATGAGTGCACTCTCTTTATTTGTAGTACTGGCATTATTCCAATCTGACGCGTAAAGATGGGTTGAAAAATAATCATCAGCGTCAGAAACGGATATATAACTATTAGCATTAGCACCGCTTGGTGTTGGATCAATAGCCACGGGTTAAATCTTTACGTAGTTACCTTTACGTAATTAAGTTTTTTAAAATGATTAACTTTATCAGGATGAACATCAGCAATAATGCCTTTGTTGTTTTTCATCTTGACAAAAACAATTTTTTCAGCCTCGATTTTCGCTAACCTTTCCTCGATTTTCGCTAACCTTTC